ATTCATTTTATTCCATTCGTATAACATGAATATTGACGAAGATATCCGTATTGAAAAACAAGCCAATGGAATAGATACATATATATTTGACCCGTATAATCCGCTAAACAAAGTCATTACCGAAACCGAAATACAACAAATCCTCTTGAAATACGGAGTTCGTACACCAATTCACAATATCTTGCTGTACCAACGAGCCTTTGTCCATCGGTCGTATTTAAAACGACCCGAAATTGAAAACAAAGAGAACAACATTATTATTCAACCGCGACCACCCGATTGTTTGCCTCTCTATTCGAAATCGAACGAACGATTGGAATTTGTCGGCGACGGAGTTCTCGAATGTATTACTAAATATTATTTGTATCGCCGATTTCCTAAAGAAAACGAAGGATTCATGACTGAAAAAAAAATCGCTTTGGTGAAAAACGAAGCCATTGGCAAATTGGCGTACGAAATGGGCTTGCATAAATGGTTTATTTTGTCGAAACACGCGGAATCCAAACAAACACGCGTGAATTTGAAAAAACTAGGATGTTTGTTCGAATCCTTTTTAGGAGCCATGTTTTTGGATTTCAACAAGGTGTCTGTGCATGATGAGGGCGGATGGTTTCAGAATGTGTTTGTGACGGGTCCGGGGTTTCAAATGGTCCAAATTTTCGTGGAAAATGTCTTTGAACAACACGTGGATTGGATACAATTGATTAAAAACGACGACAATTACAAAAATATTCTGCAGGTGAAAATACAGAAAGAATTCAAAGTGACGCCGCATTATATGGAAGTGGATGAGCATCATACCGAACAGGGATATCATATGGGCGTCTACTTGTGTTTGGGTCAACCCATTCATGCAGTCAATCCGTCGACGGCGATTCCCGTGGCCCACTTCCGTTCGTATGACGAAATCCATCAACACATGTCGCAACACGGAAAAATCTTGGTGTATTTCGGAGGAGCCAAACACAAAATCAAGAAGAAGGCGGAGCAGATGGCATGCGAACATGCCATTCAGGTTTTGGACCGGTTTTTGTAAAAGAATGATTTTCGAATACGTTTCCAAAAACCCAAAAACGAAGCAACTGAATACAAAAAGAAACAAAAAAGAAACAGAAAAAACAAGAAAAGTATTTTTGCAAATGTATACATAATAGAATATCCGGGTTCAACCGAACGGTCTAATCCAAGAAATTTTTTTATTTTTTTCATTACATTTTGTGCAATAAAAAATGAAACAAAATTACCTTCTCCCCAATGTTTGGAATTCTCTGTTTCTGGAAACAATTGATAACACAAAGGTTTATAATATGTATATTGTAATAAGAATCCGTGTTTATTTGTAAAAAAATCCCAGTCTTGAATACCAGAGTCCAATTGTAACACACTTTCTCGATAAGAAGGACTATAAATACAAGCATGTGTTCCTCCACCTAATATTAATTTCCAATGGTAAAACTGGTAAGGAATCATAACCTGCGGAGTACAACCTAATCGGTAGACAAAAGGTTCTCCTTGTTTTTTTTTAAAAAAGTCTTGTATGTTTTTTTGATGTGAAGAATCATGTAAAAATTCCGGATTCCATTCAAAATCATCTTCTAAAATCAAAATATTACCAAACTGATTTTCTTGCGCATGTTGAAAGACTTGTAAGAACGCATCTGTCAAATCTTGTGGAGGAGATTGAATAGATTCATCTTTGTCACATTGTTTGTATCCTTTGTTGAGTAAAAGAAAAACACGACGAGTCGGTTGTACAAATTCCAATTGAGTTTGAATCGATTCCATACGACCATTGCCTTCTAAATGAATGATATAAGTAGCATCTACCGTTTCATCCAAGATTCCCTTTTGAAATATTATTTCGGAAAATGTGTAACAATTTGATTGTTCCATTATATAATTCTCTAGAAAATTATTTTCTAGTCCTAGCAAAAATCGCCAGGAGCTAGAGATTATACAATTTTCTAGTTTCTTGACAATTTTCTGAAAAAAATACACCGCTTTTTGTAACCACCATTACACTTTACAATGCTATGATTTGTGACCACACACGCAGTCATACTGTATCATTCATTCCTGTAAAAAAGAAACAAAGATATATAGGAAAAAGCATGCCCAAAAAAATCGTTCTTCTTCTATTGTATATCTTGTTCTTTTTTTTTCTGTTTTTTGGTTTCTTGGTTCTTGTCCGTTCTGAAAAAATAGCTCTTTTGAATACCAGTATAGAAGACGCGCCCAATTTTTTACACGAGCACGGATATTGTCTGTTGAAACAGGCGATTCCACAGGAACAAATCGACGTATGGCGAGCACAATGCAGGGAAGGACAATACAAAGAAGTCAAAGAAAATCTGGTCAAACAACCGCATCTCCTTGCCCCCCTACAAAAAGTGACGACTTCCGAATACCAGTTTCAAGATTACATCTGGATTATTCAAAAATCGTCGGTGCATACATGTCATCGCGACAACAATGGCGATTTTTTCAATGAAGGTCAAGAATGGCCGTCGTATACCGTTCTCGTCTATTTGGAGAACATGGAAAAGTGTTTGTCGGTTCTCCCCCAAAGTCATATTGACAAACATTCTGTTTGGGTGAATTGGGAAGAGCCGATGCACGATATACTATGCGACGCAGGAGATGTGGTGATATTCAATGCGAATTTAATACATGTAGGTACAATCAACCAACGGGAAGACAATCTACGCATTCAGTTGAAATGGACACATCCAGACGACATTGCCAAAATCGGCTATTATGAGGATTTCAACAAAGTCTTGAATGAGGACAATCAACTTCCGATTCCCTTACGGAAGATGCAGAGGAACATTTCCTGTTTGTTTCCTGGAGTGTCGGATTGGACACAAGGCGAAAACATAAGAACCGCGCGAGGCAGTGACAACGGAGTCGATGTAGGTATTTCTCAACAAGTGTTCTCTTATTTGTTTTATGGGAACAAGGATTTTTATAATTTGCCGAATGCGTTTTGAACTCTACCTGCAAAAATGAAATGAAAAAACATATAAAGATTTTTTCATTTCATTAATATATATCATGAAAACAGAAAGTATGGAAGAAGAATGGTCCAATGATACTGTTCTCGATGTCTCTTTTATGAAACAATTCTATTTCATAAAAGAGTGTTGGAGCATGTTTTTGAAAGAATGTGAAATGGTCTTGAATGAATATGGTGGATGGTAACTTCTTATCATCTAGTCTCTTTTGCAATTTTCACTAAGTAATAAAGAATAATCGTAACCTTTTTGAAACAATTCTTTAATTTTGTTTTCATTGGCAATTTTCATAAAATCCCATACGTTTACATGTAAATTGTCATTTGAATTTTTTATAGAAATTATGTGAGTAGATGCACAACATGTTTGGTTACAAGTATCAAACATTCGGTCTATGTATCCTTCATTGGTGATTCCGTTACAAAAAAAAGGAATATGACACGATTTGATGATTTTATCAATTAAATCATCATTTGAAGAAAACTCGTGGAAACAAATCGTCGACAAGGAATACAAATGAAATGTTTGAATATGCAATTTGTTCGAACATAAAAGATAAGCATTATCTGGCAAATGGTCTTGGCAAAATTTGCGAATGATATCTAAACATCCCCATATCAAAAAAGGTTTTTCTTTGATTTCATTGGTGATTTCAATGATTTTCTGTTTGAACACTAGCAAATCACATTTGGAGACAACAAAACAACCCAACAAACTACCAACAGATACTCCAAATACCTTATCAAACGACTCTATATAATGCGGGTTTTTTTCAATATGATATTGTATTTTTCCGGCGTAATACCAAAAACAAGAACCAGCTCCACCTAATAACAAGGAGGTTGTTTCTTTTTTTTCCGTAGTTTCTTTTTTCACAAACGTCCCCCATGTATAACTGAAATAAGGAATCGGTAAAAAAGCAAACCAGTTATACGATAATGCATCCTCTGGAAAAGTTCCGAACAAAATATCAAATACTGGAGATGTAAAACAAAAAGCTTTCTGTTTGTTTTTGGTATGATGATACATATGAGAAATACGAAATCCGGCATCTTTGTCTTGGTTCCAGTAAGGTTGATGCACTTCTTTGTGCATGTTTTCAAAAAAGAAAAGTCCGTATAAATGACCAATAGTATAGCTGATATTTTGATTGTAATTCAAACAAAACACACATTTCAAAAGAAAATAAATTGGATAAACCATGAGAAAATATTGAATCAATGGAATATGAATAGAATGTTTGTCAGGATAAATGTGATGATGACCGTGTAAAAAATAATAAAGTTTACCAGTATTAGTATAATGCATAATACATCGATGATATATGTATTCCCATAAACTCCAACAAAGAGTTCCTGATAGGAAATAATAAAACTGGCATTCTTGTAAAAGAACAAAAGAATAAAAAGCAATAAATGATAAATTAGATATCAAAAAAACAGAATAATTTGAACTAGTAAACAATAATTTTCGTATTTGATTATGTATATTCATTAAAAAGAATACTATTTTTTTTTTATATTTATATGAATGAATAATATATATATCATTCATATAAATTTATAATCCACGAAACACCCGCCCCTTCAACCTGCTAATATATTTCACACTTTTGCCGTGCAATTCCACCGATTTTCGTTTTCCATATTCTGTGAAAAACAAACCGTCGTCAATATACTTCAACACGCGATTGTCAAACAATTCTTCCGCCACAGAAATGGAATCTATGTAATTCGACTTTTTTTGATACATTTGATACATAATACACCGTTCAAAATCATACGCACAGAGCAAATCGGCTTCCCGCACAATATGATACGGCAACATATATTTTGGGTCCAACTCTGGAAATCCCTGTTTTTTCACTTTGGAATAACTCATGGTCGATATGATTTTCAAAATGATATCGATTTCGGGAGGGGTCACTTCCCCCGAATTCTCCAGCACATGTTTGATTTCTTCCATCCCTTCCGTTTCGTTACGATACTTCCAGTCACACATATCGTGAGCAATGGCCGCGCAATAAATGATTTTCTCTTGTTCTTTCAACAGTGGACTAAATACCACTTGTTGTTCCACTATTTTATCTGCATAATGGAAGGCATCCATACTATGTTTCAATGCGTGAGATTCATCAATACGATACTTTTGAGAAGCGAGGAGAACATATTGAAAAAGAGTATTGTACAAATTCATGTATACTATCCTTAGAATAAGGAATCATAGAATAATTTTATGTTGTTTTCGAGAACAAGAAATGTAGTTGAAAACGATGAAATATTGTGTCTTCTAATTATATACGGTCATCATCCTAACTTACTAAACCATGAATATATCTGTTATGAATTTAGAACGATTAGGAGAACCCGTCGTTCCTCGTAAAAAAGAAAATATAATGATTCGTTTTGGCAACGAAACGACGGAACCATCTACTACGGAAGAAGAAATCAAACGACCCAAATTGTTGGTAGACAAACGAAAACAATCTACCGTAGACCGCGATTTGATTTTACGTCGTCTTGGTGAAAAGAAACTCCTTTTAGTAAACAATCCCAAACAACTAGAGCCTCTTCCCTTACCGCCCATACAAGTAGAAGAAATGATTTCGGCGAAAAAACAAAAAGTCATCATACCCGCCGCTACAGCAACCGTATCCCTTCCAGAAGAAGAAGTAGTAGAAGTAGTAGAAGTAGTAGAAGCAGCAGAAGCAACCGAAACAGAACCCGAAGTTGATGTAGAAAAAGAATTGGAAGAAACCATTGCCGCCATTGAATCAAGAGTTCCTGTAGAAATTTCGGCTCCTGCGCCGGCTCCTCCTGTGGCAGCTCCTGCAGCGGAAAAAGTGGCTCCCAAACGAAAACTGAAACTGAAAGTCGTGCCAGGAAAAATTGCTCCTGTCATGACACAACAAGGGGCGCCTTCGGCGCCCATCGACCTCACTCAAGTAGCCATCCGCGACCAAATTGTCGCCGACCGTCTCCCGACCGAAAAAGAAAAAATCATCGTAAAAGCGCCCACTTATTATATGGCCAACCGCAAAATATATATGCAAAAAATCGCCCAATTGTTCCAACCCTATCGCAAAGAATTGCTCGACAATTCCGAAACCGTTTCCTGCGACACTACCAACGACTCGAACGAATTCAAACTGTTGACTCATCAAAAGATTGTCCGCGATTATTTAAATTTGTATACTCCTTACCGTGGATTGCTCCTGTATTTCGGGTTGGGTACAGGAAAAACATGTAGTTCCATTGCCATTGCCGAAGGAATGAAATCCAACAAACGCGTCTATGTTCTCACCCCCGCCTCTCTTAAAATGAATTTTTTCACAGAATTGAAAAAATGCGGCGACGAATTGTATAAAAAGAATCAATTCTGGGAATTTGTCAGCATCGAGGGCAAACCGCATCTACTACCCATTCTCACCAAAGCCTTGTCTCTCACCACAGAATCCATTGAAAAAAACAAAGGTGCTTGGCTGGTCAATGTCAAAAAACCAGCAAATTTTACCGAGCTTACTACGGAAGAACAAGCCGCCGTTGACGCGCAACTGAATGAAATGATTCGCAGCAAATACATCGATATCAATTACAACGGGTTGAACGTGAAAAAAATCGACGCCTTGACGCAAAATGGGCAAATCAATCCTTTTGACAATGCCGTGGTTCTCATCGACGAAGCTCACGATTTTGTCAGTCGGATTGTCAACAAAATCAAAAAACCGGATTCCATTTCGTATCGATTGTATGAAGCACTCATGTCGGCAACCAATGCCAAAATTGTGTTGTTGACTGGAACACCGATTATCAATTACCCGAACGAAATCGGAATTCTGTTTAATATTTTACGTGGATATATCACCACCTGGATTTTCACCGTCAATGTACAAACCACCGAAAAAGTGACGACGGACACGATTTTGGATATGTTTGACAAGGAGAACTTCAAAACGTATGATTATGTCGAATATAGTGGAAACAAATTGACGATTACTCGCAATCCGTTTGGATTTGTCAATACCAAAAAACGGGGGGCGTTGAAAGGAGTACAACGTGTGAAAAAAGGAGGTGCCGCCACCAAACGAATCCAACAAAAGAAACAGAAAGTCACCAAAAAGAAGAAGAATGACAACCAGGAAGGAATCGCCGAAAAAATCACCTACGAAAAAGAAGACATCCTAGACGACGAAATCACCCCCAATGACCCGTGCAATGGCGTGTATGGAGTCCACGAAGGCGGAGCCGCAGGCGACGCCCTAGAAAGATACAACGGGGTCACGGTCGACGAAGCCGGCAATTTGTCCGACGCCGATTTCCAACGAATCGTGGTCCGTATTCTCTCCAAATACGGGTTGGAAACACAAACCAGTGTGGAAATCATTCGCAACAAAGCGTTACCCGACGAAGCCGATTCGTTTTTGTCGTTGTTTGTCAACAGTGAGACCGGCGAAGCACAGAAAATCAACTTGTTTCAACGCCGCATTTTGGGTCT